CGATTCGGAGCTCGTCGGCCTGCATCGTCGGCAACACATCGTCCAGAATCCGCTGCTTGGCGTCGACCTCGCGCAGGACGCGGGCCGGGTCATGGCGGGCAATGTGCTGCGTGTCCTCGGTCGGGACGAAGGCGATGGCTTGCTCCGGCTCGTATCCGTACCAGCCCTGGGTCGCCGCGCGGGCGATCCGCTCGTCTTCGTCAAGGCGGTTGCGTAGGAACTGCACCAGGTCGTCCACAGGCCCTCCAATACGTCCGCCCCACCCGGGCGCTGTTTTGGGCGGGGCGGTCTCGTAGCTGCGCCCAGCCATAGGCGCGAATGTGATGAGTCCACGGTAGCGGGCCGGTATGACAGTCGGCCCGGACAGCAGGTGGCCCCGCCGACGGGGGACGCAGCGGGGCCATCGCCAGTGTGGCAGGCGCCGTCGCCAGTGCGGGCCGTATCAGCGGTCCTCGTCCGGCCAGGCTTTGAGCACCCGCCCGCCGTCCGCTTCGTCGGTGAGCGTGATCCGGGCGCCGGGCCTGCTGCCGCGCTCGCCTATCCAGGCCTTGAACTTCCGCTCGGCCGTCGCCAGGTCGACCCACCAGCCGTGCATGACGGGCCGGCCGCCGGTCGTCAGGGTCAGGTGATAGCGGTCCACGGCGGCAACTTTCGACTCGTCGGTCACGATGGTCAGGGCGACCCCAGCCTCGCGAGCTGCATCCCTCAGGACGGCCACGGTGTCCTCCAGCGGTCCGCGGGGGCCGCCGCGTGGGGTGGTGGCGATGAGGCAGGGCATGCACCGGTCCAGCCAGCGGCGGCCATGGCCGGGTGTATCGACGCCCACGGTTGCTCTCGCGGGCTTGCCGCAGAGCGCGCATCGACGACTACCGTCGAGTCGCTCGGCGCCTGCGCGCGGCGTCCACGGCGGGGCGGGGTCCAGCTGCGCTGGGTCGACGCCGAGGGATCGCAGCAGGTCAGCGTCGGTCATGCGGGTCCCTTCTGTCGGCGTCTGCGACGATACGCCGCCGATGGTGGGTGGCGGACATGGCAGGCGCATCCGCCCTCTCGCGGTCTCTCACGCAACGCGACATGCCCTGAGGTGTCCTAGCTTGAGAAAGCAAGGATTCGCACACGTGAGGAGCCGTTATGACGCGGCGGAGTGGCAAAGTCAGACTCCCAGGCACGGTGAAGGAAGCCGCAGGCGAGACGGGGGAAGCCACGGGCAAGGCGGGGAAAGCCACGGGCAAGGTGATTGGCGACCGACGGAAGGAAGAAGCCGAGGGGACGGCCAAGCGGCTCGAAGATGAGATCAAGAAGCGGCGCAGCACCGAAGATCGACCCCTGCCGGATGAGCCGCCCGACTAGCCAAGATGAGCGCATTGCGTCCCGGAGCCCCTGCCCGAGCGGTGGGGGCTCGATCATGCAGACAGCACTATAATCGAACTTGTGTACGACCTTCCGCCTGATCTGCCCCGCCTCCGCACCCTGCGGACCTGGTATGCGATGTGGGTGGCCCGCATCGACGAGGCGATCGCGGCGGCCGAGCAGCAGGAGCGGGAGAAGCAGCAGGGCGAGCGGGCCCGGCCGCCCACCCCGGACTGGATCGTCGAGCTCGGTATCGGCGTCGGGATCCGGGCCTGCATCCACTGCCGGCCAGACACCGAGCTCGGGGTGCTGTGAGCGCGAGGCCGTATCCTGACGCGGCGATGCCCCAGCCCGCTTTCCTCGGGCTGGGGCATCGTGCTGCGTCGGGTCAGGCGTCGACGAATGTTACGACCATGGCGTCGGGCGAGGACTCGGTGAGGTCTGTGGCGATGTTGCTGCACAGGAAGCAGCGGTAGCCAATCTGGTCTTCAGGCGCCATGTACAGGTCGCTGTCGCAGAAGTAGCTGCCGCAGCCGTGCTCGTCACCGCCCGGCGTCTCGCCACACAGCGCGTCGATTCCCCTGCTGATCCGCTTGGTGCAGTCGGGCCTGTCGCACATGGCTTCGACGTCGTATCCAGCTTCGATCTTCTCGCCGTTCCGGTAGACCTCGTAGTGGGCGTATCCCATGGTCAGTTCTCCTTCTTCTCCAGGTACCGATAGATGGTGGTGCGGGCGACGCCGAGCTCGTTGGCGATGTCCTGCACCGTGTGCTTGCGCTTGCCGTCCTCGCCGAGCTCGTCGTACATCTGCTGAGCAAGGGCGACCTGTCGGGGCTTGAGCGCCTGCTTCCTGCCGCCCTTCCTCCCGCGGGCTCGTGCCGCCTCGAGTCCTTCCTTCGTCCGCTCGACCATCAGGCTGTGCTCGAACTCGGCGATGGCTCCGAGGATGTGGAAGAACATGCGGCCCACGGGCGTGCTGGTGTCGATGCCCTGGTCCAGGACTACGAGCCCGACGCCCTGCGCCTGCAGCTGCTCGGACAGTCCGATCAGGTTCTTCAGTGAGCGACCGAGCCGGTCCAGCTTCGTGATGACGAACTGGTCGCCGTCGCGCGCCGTCATCAACGCCTTGTCCAGCTCGGGTCGTGAGGCGAGCTTGCCGCTGAGCTTGTCGACGAAGATGCGGTCGCAGCCGGCGGCGGTGAGCGCGTCCTCCTGCGCTTCGGGGTTCTGGTCTCGAGTGGAGACCCGCCCGTATCCGATTCTCATGGATTGAGCGTAGCGCAATGGGGGGTTTTCGCGACGTAGTTAAGGACACGAGTTCTCGTCATATCCGTGCTGCAGGAACGGCGTAGACGCCACGACTGACGACAGACGTTCGTTTGCGGACACCGCGATGTAGGCCACCGAGGGGTAGACGACGGCTCGACTGTCAGCACCCGGGTGCACACTGACCGCATGGCGAAGCGATACGAGAGCGAAGCTCAGGTTGTAATTGACGGCGTGGAGAAGCCCGTGTACGCGCGCTTCACCGTGTACGCCGACAGGCCCGGCCTCAAGGATTGGCACGGGGCTATCGGGTCTGACGACGACAGGCTTGCCTGGGACGTACTGAACGCGAAGGCGGTTCTGTTGCGCATGCCCGACGGCAAGGAGGCTTCCATCGTCGCCACTGGCCCCAGCGGCGATGAGGGAATCGGTTTCACCGGAAGCGGTCCCGCACCCGTCTGACCCCAGACACGACGATGCCCCCGCCGCCCAGAAGGGCAGCGGGGGCATCGGTCACTCAGGTTCGTCGTCCAACGGCGGCAGGGCTGGCGGTGCGAGGAACAGCCCGGCGTACTGCGGTGCCGGCGGCGCGGCAATGGCGTCTGCCGTGTGCGGGTCCACACGCCGCTGCATCTGACGGGGTGGGGCATCAGCCATTGAGTCTCCTGTACATCGCTGTTGCTGAGAGGGCGCCGAGGCCGAGGAGGCCTTTACGGGCGCCGGACGATGACGATGGAGGCTCTGCGCCATCACGGCGGCACACCAGGGCATCCGGATCATCCGGCGGGGCCTGGAGAGAGTAACCGTCCGGGCAGGTCTGCCCATCGGCGCCGTCCTTGCCGTCGGCTCCGTTCCTGCCGTCCGCACCGGGCGGACCGGCGGGACCAGCCGGACCAGTGTCGCCCTTCGGACCAGCCGGCCCAGGGACAGTGGAGTCGCTCCCCGCCTGGCCGGCTGCACCCGACGGGCCAGGCGACGGAGTAGCGACCGGCCCTGTCGGACCGCGGTCACCAGTTGCGCCCTTTGGCCCCGGGGGGCCAGGGATCGGTACGGGCACCTCGGCGCGGTCGGGCAAATCTTCAACAGCCCGCGAGGGATCAGGTGCCGCCGGAGTTCCCCCTTCGGCCTGGATCTGTGCGCGCAGGGTCCGCACATCCCCGGCCAGAGTGCTCACCGCGTCACCCCTACGGTCTGCCTCCGCCGCGACCTGCTGGGTGCGTTGAGCCTCCGCGTCAATGCGGAGCCACACCAGGAGGACAGCCCCGGACAGCACCAGCAGAACAGCCGCAAGGGCGAACGATCGCCACCGGCGCGCGAGAACATTCGGACTGCGGTGCATCACAATGGGGTCCCTCCAAGCTCGGCGATGCGCGCGTGCAGCCGGGCGTTCTCGGTAGTGAGCTCGGTGATCTGCGTCAGCAGCTCGGCTTTTCCTGCACGCTCGCCGGCGAGTTCGGCGTAGGCCGCGGCGAGACGCACCTCGTTCTCGGCGAGGTTCTGCTGTGCCTTGTCCCGCTCTTCTTGCAGGTTGTCGACGAGGCTGGAGTAGCCGCCGAGGACGGCGCCGGACTGCGACACGCGGTTCTCTCCGCGCTTCCCGATCCAGGCGCCCGCCGCCGTTGCGAGCCCGACGACGATGACACCGACCGCGCCGAGCGTCGCAGCGTCCACGTGCATGCCTCCTGGTGCGAGGTTGGTCAGACGCCCTTGGCGAGGCTGGCGGAGTTCGTGACGTCCCGCCACCGGGCGACGAGCCCCTTCAGTAGCGAGAACGCTGCCGCCACTCCGCCAGACAGCGCGGTGTACCACATGCCCCCGTCCAGGGGCTGGGTGATGACGAACCCGGCAACGAAGCCACCAAGGAACGAGGACACCACCCGCTCGAGGAGATCTCGGGCGTAGGTCTTGGCGCCCTTGATGACGGTCTGCGTGTCGGGGAGGGGGAAGTCAGGCATGGTTGATCCGTTTCTGTGAGGTCAGTTGGTGACGGTGAAGCCTCGGCGGGCGCCGAGCTTGGTGAGGGAGGCCTTGCCGGGGATGCCGTCGGCGGCCTTGCCCGTGTAGCCCCCGCCGGCCTTGGACCGCTGCCACGCGGCGTAGGCCTGAACGGTGACG